TTATCTTAAAATTGCATTTTAAACAAATCCTGCGCCGTTTGACTGTTCTGAAACCGTATTCAAAATGAGCTCGTGAATCCTTAGTCACGAGTTTAACCGGTAAGTCTAATTCTTTGCAGCTGGGGCAGTGGGTTACGGCTAAGGTCATTACGCTGCCTCCTTTTCAAGATGGGCTTTTAACTTAGCGTGTCTTTGGTCAAAAGAATAACCGCCCCAATAAATATCATAATCGTCATCCCAATGACCTTCACGATAGTCAATATTAGCCCGATTGTCTAAATCATGGCAGAAAGTCCATAAAACGCTGCGATCAACCAGGGTAGATTTAGTAATCTTACCTTCTAAAAGATCGTTAAGAAATTGAATATATTCATTTCTAAATTCTGCGGGTTCAACACTATCCGCACATTCGATGAAATTAGAAACTTCACTAATTGCATAATAAGTTTTGCGAAAGATAATACCGAAAGTGATTTGATCTTGAGCCATGAGACCCTCCTGAGTTATGAGTTATACTGAAAGTATAGCTCTTTCATTGATAGAAGTAAACCCCTAAAATTTTGTTTCATAAACCCATCGCGCCATTAATAGAGCTTCAGCTCTGTCAACATGCTTTTTCAGGTGTAACTCAGCATCAGGAAACATTTTGATTGCAGTGGCCCGACAAACTTCTTTATCTGATGTCAAACCAAAATGTTTTTTCCACTTCATAGGGGTAACATATTGCATTTCAAACCTGCAGGCAGCTATTGAAGCCCTGGCAGTGCCAAAGCTGTCACCTAGGCTGAAACACTGAAGACACTCCCTGCCCTGGCATTGCGTTCACTCTCTCAAGAGCTACTAAGACTGCTTCATCGGCAGAAGTGTTCTCCCTGAGTATGGTCACCAAAGCAGTCGGATTGACTTCATTCTTTACCGTTCCACTACCTTTTAACATGACAGGCATATCTTGGACGTGTTTGTATTTCCCGTCAATTAAGAAAGCTACGGCTCCGTAAATGCCTGGGTCAATGCCTATGGTTATCATCGGGTTTCCTTCGGTTATAGAGCTTGATATTCGCTACAAGCTGCTCTTTGCTGGTTAAATGAAAGAGTGTAATTGTTCAATGTACACATCCACTTACCATCTTCATGGGGTTGACACATGTTACATGTTCTGCAGTTACGCAGTGGCTCTTTATCTTTGACACATATCTCTTTGAACGTGCAAAACTTACACCCAAAACTACCTGCGTCATCACTTATACCCGCTGGTCTCATCGTAGCTTCTGTGAGTGATTTAATTCTTTTAAACAGTTTATCTTGCTCAACTTGATCAGCTTCAATTATTTCACAGTACATTCTTTCATCGTCTTTGCACACCGCTAAATAAAGACATTGGTTAATGTTCTGTAACTTCATTGTTATTTGAACTTGAGCGTAATGAGTTGGTTTACTCTTGGCCACACCGTGTTTCTGAACAGCGTTGAAATTAGATTTATTGTGCGTTTTAATTTCTAAAACATGGGCACCTTTTCTTCTGGGTAAACCTGTTATTATTCCATCTAGCTTAGTTATAAAGTGACCAGTTTCGTCAACACACTCGTACTGCTTACCGTCACCGCGCTTCTCCCAAACGCTAAAGCCAGCTCTACGTAAATCTGCTACGACTCGGTCTTCTTGTAAGTGGCCAGTACCGAACAGCCGGAGAGTCCTCCCGTGGAATTCTTCTCTTTCAAAAGCTCGCCAATCAAACCAAACTTCTCTAATACATTCATTCCCGATATAAGATGAGCCTAGTCTACCTAAATATATTTGAGATTTTCCTGCTTTTTCTTCGTTAGAATATGCATCATATATTCGGTCTACTATATCTAGCCCGACCGTGCAGGGTATTTCAGCCATGTCTTATTCCTTTCAAAAGAGGGGAGAGCCGAAACCCTCCCCATGTTTTTAATCCCAAGGATTACTTCCGCTTTTCTCTGCAGGAGCTTCAACTGCAGCGACAGGAGCAGAGACTTTTTCTACTTTTTTCTGCGCCTTGCTTTGTAGAAAACCTTTGATAGTATTGCTGTCGGAATAACCGCCAGTACCTTTATCAATGTCTACAGCTGCGGCAAACGTCTTACCGAGCAACAGGTCGGTGTCTGCAGCATCAGGTTTACCACAAGCAGTGGCCCATGCCACAAGCTGTTGGCGACCAATACGCTGTGCTGTCTCATTAGGATTCACAATGTTAAAGTTCTGCCAAATTAAACGGCTCATGTGTGGTCCGTCCACTACCTCAAATTTTACTTTGATGTAAGAGCCATTCTTTTTAGAGGTCTCTTTTTCTTCAGCTTCTAAAGCCTGAAGTTTGTATTCACCTTTTGGGATTGGTGAATAATCGGGTACAGTGTCAACTTCTACTTCGTCAACGTCAAAACCAAATTTAGCCATTCTATTCTCCTTTATTCAACGACTGGGATGATTGATTTAATATTATCGATGCCCATTTCGATTTCTTCTGGGCAACCATAACGGTTCTTAGCCATGTACGCAGGGTTCTCGACTAAATGTAACAGCCGCTCCCCTGTCGTGACACCTCGGTTTTTCGTATTGTTAAAACCAGAGTCGCTTTTGCGTATCAAAACTTTGAAAGCACAGAAAGCTAACACGTCTGTCCACTCTTGCAGCAATGCGTTGCATCGATTGGGCAGCTTAGGCTGGTAGCGATCATAAGGTTCGGTGCGCGGGTCTTCAAACTTGGTCACTGAAGCATGAGCGACCAATACCACGTTCATGTTCTTTTTGTGACGCAAATGATCTAATCCTTGCAGTATCTCCCGAAACTCCTCGGCGACCATCATTTGACCTTTGCCGTAAGCCAGTTCTTTGGCATCGTGAGCACTCTCAACACTCGTTTGAATGAGAGGTTCAATTAACCAGTCCACAGTGTCCACTACGACCGTACGGAACTCGTGATCTTCTTTCAAGAGCGTGCGTATAGAGTCCACGACATCTTGAATGTTTGAGGCTTTCGGAAAACTCGTAACGTCCAGCGAGTCCAAACCATCTTCTGTACTGATGAAAATAGGTTTTGGGAACTCTGATGCGAGAGTTGATTTACCAATACCATGACTTCCGTAAATGCAGATCCGAGGCGGCACCTTTTGCACACCTTTACGTAGGTTAGCCTGCCAATCAGGCTGTTTCTCTTTTGACATGTTTTTCTCCTTTGTTGGATTGAGGCAGTTGTCGACTGCCGTTGTTAAACTGGTGCGCCTTCGTAATCAAAGTCGAGGGCGTGTTGCTGAGAGCTGAAATCCCATTTCTGAGGGATGTAACAGAAAGTATTTCTATCCCAGCTCAATATATCTACACTCTCAGTGTATTCGGCAGCTATCGCCATACATACTCCGCATAGTGTTGGGTCTCCTAACATAAGCAAATAATCTCCGTCTTGCCATGCTTCAAAAACTCTCCGAGCTCTGCTAATCATAGCTTCGGTGTCATAAGGCTTGCGGGGATTACCAAAAACGGCCAGTAGATTTCCGTATCGTTTAGCATCTGACAAATCTTTTTTATTGTCAGCCTGAACTACAAAAACTGTTTTATGCTGCATTTCTTTTCCTTTTCTTTACAACTGGTGCGACAATATCCAGTTCAGATTGCGTTAAATAATTAGAAGCTCCAACTGCCACAGCTATTTTAATAGCTTCTTTGTAGTACCAATCATAATCTAAATCTGAGGGATGTTTTACAAAATCATTTACCGTCATACACGCTCTAGCACCGTCGCTTTTAGGAACCTTATTGTCATTCTTGTAATAACGTATAGGCTCTAATGATTCTGTGCTCTGATACCACCGTACAACTTTGCCTAAGTATTTACCTAGCTGTTTGCCTCCGCCAGTCACGTTCCTAGCGCTTATAAAGTCTTTGAAAGGAGCTTTGTAAATACTCTCGTTTAATGGTACCCCATTTGATAACCACGCTCCTACGGCGTCGGAGCAAACCTGAGCGGTCGGGTTCTTACGTAAAGATAAAGGGGCATATATTCCTTTCACTTTTAAAGACCTGTCAGGTTTTACAGCGATGTAATTATTGACGTCTTTCATCGCTAACACCCTGTAAGATGTAAAATCAAACAAAAATTTAGAAATATCGCTGAACATATTGACCTGCTCATGAACCTTATCTTGTGCCCACTTTGGGTATTTGACTACGATACCGTCAGTATTAGCGCTCAATGTTTCTACCCCTACAGACTCTAACTTTTCTATTAACATAAGAAGCGTTAATTGCCCAGTCAGAGTAACCGCCAGCATAAGGTCTGGCGCATACAATACCGAGTATTTACTGGCCAGTTTGCCGAACGTGCCATTCAAACTAATCTTAA